AAAATTCCAAAAAATCTTTCTCAAAAAACATGTCCCGAAAATAACAGGACCGATACTGGAAGTAGGAAGTAAGGACTATGGGAATACATCTACATTTCGCGGGATGTATAAAGACAACGAATATACCGGCATAGATATAGAGGAAGGAGAGAATGTAGATCGTATTGTTGATTTAACCAGAGGGATTGGGGATCTACAAAAAGAACATTTTGAGTTAATTATTTGTTGTTCAGTATTGGAGCATGTGAATAAACCATGGTTAATGGCAGAAAACATAATATCGTTAATGGCAAAAGGTGGTTATTTATATGTATCTGTTCCATGGGTATGGAAATATCATTTATACCCAGAAGATTATTTTAGGATTTCATGGAAAGGTGTTGAGATGTTATTTCCTTCGTTGAAGTGGGGTGGATCATATTATTCCACAACATCAAAAGGTGAGTTTATAAAAATCGAACCTAAGACTGATTGCTATAAAACAATTATCCAAGGCCGTAAATATCTTCCATATTTAATGGTAAACATGGTGGGGCAGAAATGAGCATAACAGAAAGAATAGATGCTACTACATATATTCCAGAAGAATATCAAGCAAAGTATATTCCAGCCCCCAAGTCTGCAAAAATTGAATTAACTGGACGCTGTAACTTTTCGTGTTCGTTTTGCGCGAGATCATTAAAACTTCGCGATCAGAAAGATATGAATAAAAAATTCTTCAAACGAATAGTTAGGGAATTAAGAGAAAGTGGAGTTGAAGAATTAGGGTTATTTTACATCGGAGAATCATTTCTTTGTAATTGGCTCGAAGACGCCATTTATTTCGCAAAGCATGTAGCGAAGTTTCCTTATGTATTTCTTACAACCAACGGTTCTATGGCAACGCCTGACCGAGTTAAAAAATGCATGGAGAATGGGCTGGATTCATTAAAATGGTCACTTAATTATTCAGACGCAGAGCAATTTGTTGAGATAGCAAGGGTAAAAGAATCCCTTTATGATGACATGATGGATAATTTATTCCATGCAAGACAGGCAAGAGATCAGGTAGAACAGGAGACGGGTCATAGGTGTGGGCTCTATGCTTCTTATATTCAGTATAACGGTGAACAGGGAGAAAAGATGTCAGGGACCGTAGAAAGTGTTTCTGATGCTGTTGATGAAATATACGCTTTGCCGTTATATAGCCAAAGTGGGCCACAAGACTCCCCTCTGCCTGATGAATACAAACCAACGCCGGGAAATCCTGGAAGAGCGGATTGTAGACGTGATCCGTTACCATGTTGGTCAGTTAGCCGCGAGGCCCATGTTACTTGGAATGGATTATTGTCTGCTTGTTGTTGGGATAATTCCGAAGGATTGATCATGGCAGATCTGAATAAGGTTTCTTTTATGGATGGATGGAACGGTCTTTTGTTTCAGAAACTTCGCAAAGCTCATTTAGGCAAAGATGTATCAGGAACAGCATGTGAGAAATGCGTAAATGCCAATCTCTGACTGGACAGACTTAATGCCTCATTCTGTAGATCATGCTGAATATGCCAGCAGGACAGACTACGGGGTAGTAGCTTATGGAAGCCCGGTTACATACACAGCCAGGGTAACCTATAAGAATGTGCGTGTGCGGATCCCGGATGGTTCTGAAGTCGTTGCCAGAGGGGTTGTGTGGATAGCAGGACTACCGAGTATTGACCCAGAGGATCAGATCACATTGCCTGATAACTCTACTCCGCCTATTCTCTCAGTAGAGAAGTACGCAGATGAAGATGGCGATCTATTTGTAAAGGTGTTTTTCGGATGAAAATAACAGCAGAGGTTATTGGGCAAAAAAAGCTCAACAGGAAATTGCGCCAGCTATATAAAAAGCTGGAAAAGCCTGCCGGAGATCATCTTCACAATGAAGCCAAAGGCGTTATGGCTGCCAGTCAGCAGCTTGTCCCCAAAGACACAGGGGCGCTTGCCTCTACAGGCCATGTGAATCGCCCTGTAAGGCGACTTTACGATACCTTTGTGGTTATGGGTTATGGAGGCAGAGCTGGCCGTGGAGGCAGCCCAGGGCCGTTTATAAGCATTACCGGCAAGATGATGAAAGCGGGGGATAATGTAGACTATGCTCTTAAGGTCCACGAAGACTATTCTGTACATCATTACAATGGGACGGCAGGTTTTTTAGGGAAGCCTTTCAAACAGGCCGCTAAAGGCGTTGCTAAAAGAATGGCGAGCGTACTTAAAAGAAATATAAAATGACATGGCGCTTTTAGATGACATTGGATCAGCGTTAACTACTGCTGGGCTTGTAGGCGGGGCTACCGGTTGGACACTGTATAAGTCGTATTTCCCCGATAAACCTGATCAGGTCGTTGGATTATTTGAGACAGGGGGCGATGATCCTGATCTGACCGAAGGGACCAAATATGACATGCCATCATTTCAGGTCAGGGTCAGAGGACAAGAGTTTGAATATGATACGGCAAGGACTAAAATAGAAGCTGTCTTTTCGACATTACATGATGCGACAGTTTCAGGGTATATCTTCGTATTTGCCGTCAACAGTGGTCCAATACCTCTTGGTTATGACAAGAATAACAGGCCGGATCTAAGTTGGAACTTCCAGACAATGAAAGCCAGATAATCTACGTTGTCGGGGGTGGTCCTTCGCTTAAAGGATTTGATTGGGAGAGACTAAAAGATAAATATGTCATTGCGGTTAATAGATCCTATCAAAAGATCCCGTGGGCACAGATTGTCTATTTCACAGACAAAAGGTTCTTTGGCTGGTTTCCAGATCTGATTTCACACAAAGGACTGAAGATCTCGGGAGGAAAGGTAGGGCATCCAGATATCATCAACTACCGCTTCACAGGTGCAGGAGGCATCGATCTAAATTCAGGGTGTTTAAGGCATGGAAACAATTCAGGATATGCAGCTATCAACCTTGCCATCCAATTCGGTGCAAAAATCGTTATTCTTCTCGGGTTTGATATGGAAATCAAAGAAACAAGCCATTGGCACGAGGGGTATTCGATCACGACCCGCCCCCATGCCTATGACAAGATGATCCCGCATTTTGATTCACTTGCAGAACAAGCAAAAAAACTCGGAGTGACTATCCTCAATGCCAGTCCAGAATCCAGACTTGAAGCCTTCCCAAAGATCACTCTCGAACAAGCACTTTTATGTAGTAATCCGTCAGCATGATGATTATCCGTGGGAGGCCGTTGTCAAAGGTCTTCCAGGGAAAGTCACCATGGGCTATCCGAATGATTTCGATGAAAATACCGTCCTAATCACTTGGAACTGTTATCACGTCCAAAAAAGGATAGGCCAAAGATTAAGGGATAAAGGTGGTCAACATATCGTTATGGAGAACGGATATCTTAAGAGAGGGGAATATTTTGCGATAAGCAAAGACAATCATATGGGTTTAGGATGGACCCCGCAGGGAGATAATTCACGATGGAAAGCGCTTAATATCGAATTAAAGCCATGGAAGAAAGACGGTAATTATGTATTAATCTGTGGGCAGCGGGGCGGAAAATATTCAGAGCTTGCAATGCCGAGCGATTGGCCCGATACTGTCATTTCAGAATTACGACAACATACTGATAGACAGCTTATTTATAGACCTCACCCTGGTCGTCAGTTGTTGCCAAAAACTAAAATAGCCATCTCGCCCTCTGAGAGGCCGATAGAGGAGTTTTTGGGTGAAGCCTACGCGGTAGTAGTCTATGTGTCTAATTCGGCCACTATGGGCCTTATACATGGCGTACCGGCGTTTTATTGTGGGCCATCGACGATAGCGAAAGAGCTATGTTTAGAAGGAATTTCAAAAATTAATAATCCTATTTATCCAAACAGAGAGCCTGTTTTTGAAAAAATAGCTTGGGCGCAGTGGAGTCGAGACGAGATAGAAAAAGGGATCCCTTGGAGATATTTGCTTGATTAGATTCAGTCCAGGGGATAAACCATCAAACAGGGGTACATTCCAGATCAGAGGGATCCAAATAGCATCTCTCAGAGATGATTGGGTCGCCGGTTGCCAGGATGGTCATTTTGATATTACAGTAATGGTCAAGAAGCTGGATAAGTCGAATTCTCCGATCACTGTATTTGACGTGTTGGATTCATGGAGACAAGACGGGACAGAGATAGATTTCGACAAGGAAAAGGCTATAAGGTATTTTCAGGATTTATTTAGTTCAAGGAAAATTGACTCCGTTATTTTCCCGAATAAGGCGATGAGGGAAGATATAGGATACAAGCATTGCACTACCATCTATCATCATTACTACCCTTGGATTAAACGTAATCCGATAAGGAAGAAGATTGAAAAGGTAGGATATGAAGGCGATCCGAGGTTTCTCGGGGAATGGAAAGAGAAACTTGAAAACATATGTAACTTCGTAATTGTTGACGATCTATCTAAGGTTGATGTTGCGGTAGCTGTAATGCACGCCGAAGGCACCGAGTAGCATGGCAATCAGGCCAAGCGCGCCAGCCACAAGATCAGCGTACTCGGGCGGAACAAGCCCCAGCAACCCCTCGATGAAGAACAGGACGGAACCCACAACAACGGCCACAAACGCAGCGCCAGATCCGCTGAAGTCGCCGCCGAGCAGGTTCCACAG